ACAGAGAATTCTGAAGTAGAAGCCTCTCAAGGTTATATTGATGATCAATTTAGTAATAAGTATTCAGAGTTTGGTCTATTAGAACCTATCTATGACCTGACTTTTTTAGTGCAAATGATGGAATATAACAATATGCTGTCTCAATGTGTTGATGCCTACAAGGCTAACATAATAGGCTTCGGATATGGTCAGAAGTATGAAGTCGACATAGAGAGCAAGATGTACAAGAAAGAACGTAAAGAGATAGACAAGGAATGGGGAAGACTTAAATTCCTTTATGATAATTGTAGCTATGACGAGACCTTCACAGAAATAATGAAGAAGGTTGTTCAAGACAGAGAAATGACTGGTATGGGCTACATAGAGGTACTTAATAAGCTGAATGGGGAACCTGGTGGATTTAGTCATCTAATCTCTATGAATATGAGAATGACTCAAGCTGATATAACTCCGATTCCAGTAACTGTAGATGTATTAGATCCAGATGGTAAGGTTATTCCCATTAGATACTTAACTAGATTTCGTCGTTATTGTCAAATAATGGACTATCAAGGAATGCCTACTTGGTTCAAGTCTTATGGTGACCCTCGAGATGTTCATAAAGAGACTGGGGCTTATGGTACAGCTGAGGCTCCGATACCAGTTGATAAGAGGGCTACAGGTATTATTCCTTTCGGAATATACTCAGCCTATACTCCTTATGGACTACCAAGATGGATGGGCGCATTGCTCGGTATGTTCGGTTCAAGGAAGTCTGAAGAGCTAAACTACAATTACTTTTACAACGGCAAACACATCCCGATGGCTATTGTTATTTCAAATGGTAGCCTGACAGAGTCCAGCATAGATAAGCTCAGTGAATATGCCACTTCTATGAAGGGCGTTGATAATGCCTACGGATATCTTGTATTAGAGGCGGCGGGGTTTGAAGAGGACGAAGCTTTTGGAGAATCAAGTTCACAAGGAGTAAAGATAGAGCTTAAACCTTTGACAGAAGCCATCCAAACAGACGGTCTATTCCAAGACTATGATAAAAATAATAGGACCAAAGTTAGATCAGCTATGAGACTGTCCCCGTTATACACCGGCGAATCTGAGGACTTTACTAGAGCTACAGCGGATACCGCAAGGCAAATGGCTGAAGAACAAATCTTCGCCCCAGAGCGTATGGAAGTCGCTGCTAAGTTCAATAAACTGATTAATCACAGACTGAAAGTATTCCGGGTAGGGGTACAATTCAAAGGCCCCAACCTATCTAATAAAGAAGCTATTTCTAGAGCTGCTAAGACTTACGTCGAAAGTGGCACAGCTTCACCAAACAGCCTAATAGATCTTCTAGGGGATCTTGTAGAAAAGCCACTAGAGCAGTTACCAGAATGGGGCAATCTGCCTTTGAAAGTTATTCTAGAGCTTGTTCAGCAAGATCGGATCGAATTCCCAGAAGTCAAGTCTATAATGAAAAAGCCAGATGCACCACCTCAGGCTCCAATATCGGAAGAGCCTAAAGAAGATAAAAAAGTTGATCCAAAAGTCGAAACTAAAGTACCAGCTAAGAAAGACCCTAAAGCCAAGTTGGCTATAGTCAAGGAGGATACACCAGATGCCTGAAACCATCAAGAAACAACAGGTTAGTATTCTTAAAGTAGACGCTGAAAAGCGGATTATAAAAACAGCCGTGTATGTACCAAACTTGATAGATACTCAAGGAGATTGGGCTACAGCAGAGGATATCGAGGCTGCTGCTCATTCATTTATGAAGGAACTCAAACTTCAGAACGTTGACACCTTCCACGATTTTCAAAAGGTAGATGCCTTCGTTTGTGAGAGTTATATATCAAAAGGCGACTCTGACTGGGAAGATGGAAGTTGGGTAGTCTGTATCAAGATCGATAGCGATGAAGTTTGGGCAATGGTCCTCAAAGGAGAGATCGAAGGAGTTAGCATGGCTGGGACAGCCCTTAGGTACGAGGGGGTAGAGCCCCCGGCTGAGATAGCTACTTAAGGAGGGAAGATGAGAAACATGGCCAACCAATTAAAGAGTTTCGGAATCGATTGGATAAGTCTGGTAAAGGCTGGAGCTAATAAACAGCCCATACAGATCTTCAAATCGGCAACTGCGACTGCTGAGCCTGGAGAAGAAACTCAAGGACATCAAGAGCCCCAGATCGAGCTTACTAAAGAGGATAAAGGTTTCTTACAAAAATTGAGAAGTCTCCTCACCATTAGTAAATCTGAGCCCGGGGTAACAGAAGAAGTAGTGGTTGAAAAGGCTATTAAAGATTTTAACGCTGAGATAAACAACCTTAGCGATAATATCTGGAAAGCCACCAGCAAGCTGGAATGGGTCCTCTTCAACATCGCCTACAGTGAAGAAGAGAACAAACTGGCTTTGATGGATACCTCTATAGGTCAGTTCCAGAACTACATCAAGGAAATCTGTGCCAAGGTTGGCATAACAAAAGCAATAGAAGGCTCCCCCACATCTGTTAGTATGACCAAGGGAGTGGAGAGTCTTCAAGGCCTAATGACCGAAATGCAAAAAATGGCAGTAGTGGGAATTTCAGTCCCAGTAGTAAAGGAGGAAAATGACGTGGCTATCACCAAAGAGGAAATCATGGAAATGTTGGCTCCGATCACTAAGAGCCTGGCAGATCTCAGCACTGAAGTACAAACTATGAAAGCGGCTCCCCCGGTAGCAGATCCGGTTCCCGTAGTTGAGGAAGTTAAACCTACAGTTGAGGGTGTTACCAAAGCGGATCTGACCGATGCTATGACTGGCATCTCGGCTTCTATCGAAACTCTAGTTGCTAAAGTAGCGGCTATTGAAAACACCGTTGGCGCCCCGGCTGCTGGTGGAACACCTGCACCGGTAGAAAAGGCAAAAGACATCTGGGATGGCATCTTCCCGGAACTCGGTTAAGTTTTACCAAATTAAGTACTTGAACAAGGAGGAATAAGAAGTGAGCACAACAAATCAGGCATTAATCGAGAAAGCTGCAATGGACGTAGCTCAGCTCGCTGCCGGTGGTTATTTGAACCCCATGCAGTCGGATAAATTTATCCGTGGTATTATCGACCAGCCCACCATCATCAAAGAGGCCAGGACTGAGACAATCATAGGCGAGACCGCCAAGATCGAGAAAATCGGTTTCGGCTCCAGGATTATGAGGGCCGGCGTTGAGAATACGCCTCTTGGCTCTGACCAGTATGCACGCCCGACCTACGGGACTGTGAACATCCATACCAAAGAGGTCATTGCTGAAGTTCGTATCTCTTACGACACCCTTGAGGCCAACATTGAAAGAGGCAATCTCCGTCAGACCCTTATCACCTTGATCCAAGAACGCTGCGCCCTTGACCTTGAAGAGCTTATCCTTCAGGGCGACACCGAATCTCTTGACGCTTATCTGGCAGTCCTTGATGGCTTGCTCAAAAAGTGCACTGGCCACGTTGTATCAAATGGTGGCGAAGTTCCTTATCTTGGTGGCTGGAGCAACCTCATCCGTGCGGTACCCCAGAAGTACATCCGTGACATCCTTGCCTGGAGAATCTACACTTCAAGAAACGTAGACCTGGCTTGGAAAGAACAGATCGCAGCTCGTAACACCGTAGCCGGCGACCGGTTCCTGCTACAGAACACCAACGCAACGGCTCTTGGCTTTATCATCCAGCCGATTGCCTTGATGCCAGAGAATCTGGTATACGATCCCACTCCTGCAACTCCAGACAGCGGAGACGAGACCGCAGCAACTTATGGTCAGGCTCTGCTCACCCATCCGAAGAACATGATCGTTGGTTTCACCCGGAAAGTTCAGATGGAAATGGATAAAGACATCAGTGCTCGGCAGTACATCTTTGTTGTTACCCTCAAAGTGGATACAACTTGGGAAGAAACCGATGCCTGCGCTCTGCTTCAGTACATCAATCCGGCTGTCTCATCCGCCCCTGCCTAAGTTAAAATCGATTGTGGTTGGTGTGGGTCTAAAAAGCCCATACCAACCTAATCATCGGAGGACATACAAATGGCTTACATTATACCAGACGATCTATCCGAATACTATCCGTCGGACATAACAACAGAAGAGCTCTTAGATGTATGTGATCT